TATTTGTCAAAGGATTCCCGATCGGGAGCCAGCCAAACAACCCGACAGAACCTGGGCGGTTCACATCCGGGCGAGGATCAATAAGGCTTTGAGGATCGTACGAACTGACGCGGCCAAGCTGGAGCTGGGGGTTGTCCTCGTCCCAACACTCGGGGCACGCTTTGCTGCCCGTGGGCCGCTGGTCGAGGATGACCGCGCGTAGCTGGTTCAGGCGATAATGGAGGCCGCATATGTCGCACTGGCCGAGCGCCCACGGCGGCGAGATTCTGCCACCGCTCATCGCGTCCAGACTCGATAGGAACTCGACCGAGGCGTGATCATGAGCCGCGCCTTCTCACGGTCCTCTTCTGCCGCGCGCGTCCAGGTCTTCTCGTAATCGGCCTCGAGCCGGTCGATGAGAGCCTGGTTATCCGGCTGCCGCTTCTGGGCGATATAGAACGCCAGTCCGGCAATGAAGGCCGGCAAGAACCGATAAGGCATATCGGCGGTGTTCGTATAGGCGCCCGCGTCATCCATGCGCCGCAGAACCGTGTACCAGAGCGTGTAGCTGCCAGTGGCGTCGGGCAGCGGCCAGAGGTGCGCTGTCACGCCGTCAACGCGACGGTCGTACCAGACCTCGGTCGGGCGCCCCTGATAGTTCGGGTTCGTGCGCGTCGCCTGCGTGCTGATCGAGACACGGTTCACGCTGAGACGAGAGACATTCGTGCCAGAGACGGTCGGGGGGACCTGTACGACCTGCTCGATCACATCGACGATGTCGTTGCCGGAGACCGCGGTCAGGTCGTATTCGCCTACAGCGTAGGTGAGCGCTATAGAACGTTCTTCTATTGTCCAGAGGTTGATTCCACGGTTGGACCAATCGGACAGTAAAAGGTTGATAGAGCGCCGGGCCGAGCGCATCGAATATCCATCTCGAGGAGCCCCGCCCTCCATGCCAGTGGCACGCTCATACGCCTCCTCGATCGCGTCGGTGAAGGGCAAGTCCCAGATAGTCGTTCCGCTGGTCGAGATAACGACCTCCCGTCAGTAATCGTTCTGCCGGATGTAGAACTGCATCTCGGCGCCCGACGAATAGCTGTCCCAGCGCACCCGTGCCGCGGTGCTGTAGTTCAGCAGTGAGCCGGTGAGGTCCGCGGTCTTGTTCGACTGCGACACGGCCCAGCTCAAAGTCGAAGGGTCCGTGGCCGCGCCAAGATCGGAAGCGGTTTCCTCGATGTCGTACTGCAGCGTGCCGGTGACGCCGGAGGCGTTGAAGGTCGCGGCGAAATCGTTGCGCCAGTTGAGGGCGATGGTCGGGCTGACGATCTGGCTGATGGGCCCGACGTTGACGTTCGAGGCGACCTGCGCGGACGTTGCGATCCGCGAAATCGTCTGCCAGAAAATGACCGAATTGACCTCGGTGGTGGTGACCCCGGTGATGGCCTCGGTCCGGGCGATGCCGTCCTGGTCGGTGCCCGTCACCGTGAAGATAACACTGGAGACGTCGCCGGCGCTGTCGATAGCGATCCGCGCCCCGCCGACCCCGGAAGAATACGCCCCACCAGTGACGATCGTGTAGATGTTCCATACCCCGCCGACCACCTGATCGCCGTTGAGCAGAAGGTTGGCCGCGCCCGCGGTCGTCTGGGCCTTGGCAATGCCGTCGGCGTCCACCGCGGGCGGGTCCATGTCGAGAGCTTTGTAAACCATGCTGGTCTCCTTTGAAGGGAGGGCGGGGACGAGCCCCGCCCTACATGGTTTAGGCGTTCGCCGGAGTGAGCAGACCCGAGAGGGTGATCGCGCCGGACACGTAGTTCTCGAAAGCTCCAAGGCCCGTGGTCGCGGTGAACAGCAGCGGCGCCGAGGCGTCGAGGCAGAGCACATAGTTGTTGTTGATGAAACCCGTCGAGGTCGTACCGCCGAGGCTGAGCAGCGCGCCGGCCGTGGTCGCAGTGTTCTTGCGGTAGGTGCGGTTGTAGGCGATCGAGGCGTTGGTCAGGATGCCCGCCGTGACGGTGATCCACGCGGCGTCGGTGGTGTTCGGCGACTGCACGAAATTGCCCGAGACGGTCAGGCGGTCGATGTCGTTGGCGGTCAGCACGAGGCTGTTCACCGAGGTCGTGCCAAGGCCGTACCAGGAATTGTTGGTGACAGTCAGGCGGTCGGCGGTATTGGCCGCGCCGGTGCAGTTGATGATGTTTAGGAAGTTGAGGACGTTGGTGTTGTCGGTGAATGAACAGCCGTCGAGCGTGAAGCCGGCCGCCGTGACGGTGTAGGCTCGAGCGATCGACAGGAAGCCGCCGGTGTGGCGGATATTCTGGACGGTGACGTTGGCGGCACTGACGACGACCGCCGCGGTGTTGGCGGTGGTGTAGGCGAACACCGGGCGCTGGGCGCCGGTGCCGAGACCGATGATGGCGACATTGGCGACGTTGAGGGTGAGCGCCGTGGCGCTGGAGATGGTCGTGGTGCTGCCCGGCATGACGTAGATCGTCGCGTAGGCACCGCTGGTCACTTGGGTGAGCGCGTAAGCGATGGTCTGGTACGGGTTGTTAGGGCCGTTACCAGTGCCGGCGTTCACGCCGTTGACGGTATCGACGAACATCACCTGACCGGTGATCGGCTGGTCGCCGAGGATGGGAAGTACCGGGATTCCGAATGACGACACGCCGTTCGGGAAGTTCGTGGTGGCCATGGCCAGTTCTCCTTGAGGACGCCCGCAGTTGGAGAAAACCAGGGAGTGGGTACCCCACGGCGCGTCGATAGGAGTGTTGTAGGCCGGTTGTTTGGGAAAAGATAGGCCCTCCTGCGTCAGAGGGCCTGAGTTGGGGTCTGTTACCCCGCCAGAGGGAGGAGGGAACTGGAGGGGTGGGTCAGTTCTGCGGTAGAATGGCGTCCTTGTCAAGGCTGGCGACCGGATGGCGCTGAAGATAGGATATCGCTCGATCGATTTTGGTTTGGCCTTCGCCGTTGGGGTCGTGCTTGGCGAGATAAAGCATTGCTTTGGCGACGAGCGCGATGTCATGGTTCAATAGCCCAATGCCGGTGTTGCACGCGCCGGTAATGAGCTGACGAATTACCCCGGTGTCCTTGTTATGGTCCACTGCGAGATGCTGCGCTCGCCCGTACCGCTGGGCTGTTTCAGGTCGCCCGGAGATGGCGCATAGGTTCCCTTGAGCCTCAGCCATGGCCAGCAGTTTCTTCAAGCTGAAATCTTTGCCGTATTTGAACTTCAGATCGCTGTCCCATGCAGCGGTGCCTGTCGTCTCCCGACGATGCGCGCGATGACGTTTATTGTATTCTTCCTCGCTCTCGTCCTTCTCACGAGCAACGACACCTTCCCGCCATTCAAAATTACCCGGGCCCAAAGGCAAGGACTTATCAACTCGATAAAGGCGATGGCGCATGGACGGGCGTTCTCCAACGGCGGCCATGAACACCTCAAAGCTATCCCGCCATTCTTGGACGATCGGGTAAGAATCTCGGCGATGGTAGCTCGACCACTGAGAGTAGAGTTTCTTGTTTGTCGGCAGCATGTAGTTATCTGCACGAGGGTCATCAAAATTGCCAGACACCCGCTGCCGGCGGCGGTGCATATGGCACAGCCCTTTACCGTGCGCATTCTTTTCGCACCCTTCCACGGTGCATTTACCGCGGGGCTGGCGAGCGCGAGCAAATGAACCTGTTCGGCGAAACTGCACGTAGCAGGCGTTACACACCTGCATGGCTTCATTTTTAATCGGGCGCTCAGTCTGGCACCCTTGGCAAATCGGCATTCTCGTCTCCGTTGTTACGTTACGAGACCACCCTTAGCATGATTCGAATACTTGCACAATAGAGATACTTTCGACACGGGAAATGTTCGACCGATGACCTGATGTTTCCGGTGCCAAATAAAAAAGAACCCGCCTTTCGGCGGGTTCTAAACACACGGAGATTTTTACCTTGGAATCAGGCGCCGGGGGAGCCCCAAATAGCCAAATAATCAGAGAAACCAAAGGCATAGCGTTCGCGTTGAGAAACCCGAATGTTACCGGTATCGAAGTCTCCGTCAGTTTTCTGACTGACCGGGACGCGGTTAAAGTACCGCGCACCGTTCGGTACATCAGTGCCTAGATACCAAGAGTCCGGATCAGTTACGTAGTGGTTCACAGCAAACCCTTCCGGCACCGCGGCGGTCACGCGGATGGCGTTGACGTCGTTGTTGGCCGTGCCAGGCTGCAGCTGGGTGTCGAGAACCCGAGTGGCCACATACTGGTTGTCAACCGGCACGATCATCTTGCGCACGCGCGCGTTGATGAGTTTGCCACGATCGTCGGTCCACTTGGCGATCTGGATGGTGGCAGCCTCGAGGCTGGTCTCATTCAGGTCGACAGCGACGGTCGGACGGTTCGAAATGGTCGGGCCAGCGACCTGCGGGTGGGCGGTCGAGAACAGCGGGACGCCGTCGCCAACGCCATAACCGCCGGAGGCCAGAGCCGTGAAGCCGTTGTTGAACGGCACCATGGCCTTGATTTCCTTGGTGTTGCGCAGGGCGCGACCAAGTTCAGTCGAGTAGCGAGCCGACAGCGAGCCGTACAGATTGTCTTCGAAGGCTTCCTCGGTGAGCGCGAAGCCCATCGAGATCGTCTCCATGACGTAGGTCGCCGTGTAGCCTTCCTGGGCGGTGTCGAACAGGATGGCAGCGCCTTCCTGCTTGACCGGCGCCGACTGGAAGCCGGTGATCTTCTGGTCCTGCTCGAACGAGCGCTCGGACGAGCTCTCGGTGTAGATCTCGGCGTATTCGTTCTCGTACCGGTTGTACTCCATGCCGAACAGGGCATCGAGGCCGGGCAGAAGCTCACGAAGGAGCTGAGCGCGTGAAATTGCAGCCATTTCTCAATCTCCTTCCTTAAATACCAGTCAGCGTAGTGAGCTGATGGTTGTTGAACTTGACGAGGACGATCGTGTAGGCGTCGCCCCACGCATTGCCCGGGATGTCGGCGAGGCCCACGACGCGAAGCGGTCGGGTGCTGGTCGTATCCAGCGCCACCGACGACAGAGCGTTGCGGCTCTTGCCGAACACCGAGGTGCCGGCCGTCTGGACGATATCGCCGTTGGCGCCGAGCGCCGTCTGCGGAATCGGAC